ATGTTCCAATACTGGACTCCACTTTTTTTGGATTTCTTCTGAAAGATACATTGTAGTCTCCTATTTTCTTTCTGGTTTTATTACCTATTGGTATTATTTATATAAAAGTTATTTTTTAACTTGTCTTGAAATCGCTTGAGCGTACTTACTAATCGTTCCGCCTTCCTCAAGGAATGATTCATCAACCGTATCAGTCATTTTATCTGACTCTTCAGTTAATGTTTCTGCCTGTTTGGGGAAATAGTTTTCCTTCACGACTGATACTTTTTCAGCGAACATCTCAGTATTTCCAAAGTCAACATCTTCTAAGAGTTGCGTTAACTTCTCTTGTTCTGATAGTGTTAAATCTCCAGACGCTTCACCGATGACTTTAGAACGAAGTAATCCTTCGCGTTCACCTGTGATACTGATTTGTGCTTCTACAGACTCATTGAGTTTCTTTTTCAAAGATTCAATTTCGTCTTGCATTTCGCCAAGTACATCGTACTTGTCTTGAGGTACTTCGATGTAATGTTCAGCGAATACGGTTTTCAGCGACTTAATAAAGTCTTCTGTAATTTCAGTCCTAAGACCACGCTCGATTGCAAGCTCGTTATCCTTCATCCAGTTCTCAGCAACATAGTTAAGATACTGGTCGATTTTACCAACCATATCTTCCTTGAAGGTTTCTCTTTCTATATTAGACTGTTCTTCAAGTTCTTTCTGAATGTTTTCCATTTCATTAGCGAGTCTTGCGGTGACTACTGTTTCAAAAAGTTCAGCAGCCTTTACTTTAAACTCTTCTGAGAGGTGTTCCTCATCAGCGAAAAGGTTTTTGATGTCGTTTTCAAACAGAGTTTCTTCTTGTTCTTCTTCTGACACTTCTGTGTCCTCCTCTTCTGATTCAGTTTCTTCAGACTCAGCGACAACTTCTTCTTCGTTTTCGATTTCGTCTTCAGCAATTACCTCTTCATCCTCAATCTCTTCCTCTTCTTTTTGGGTACGAATACCTTCGGAAGATTTTTGAGCAACTACGGAAGCGGTGTCTTCACCACCTTCATAGTTTGGTGCCTGACCAGCGCCTGAATTAGCAGGTCTTGGTGCATCACCTATTTTAGCAGCAGAAGCGGTTCCAATAGCAGATGTTAATCCACCGTGTTTGTCTCCAGTTCCACTAAGATCTTGTATTTCTGGATTAGGGTTTGAGTCCCCTTGAGTTGGATTGCTTTTGTCTCCACCAGTTGCATTTGGTTTGAGATTTTCAGCAGTTCCTGCCTCATCCAGTTCTTGAACTTCCTCATTAAGAGCGGATTCAACTTCCTTTCCCTTAGCGAGTAGTTCTCTTATTTTGCTTTCTACGCCCATGTTAATTTCTCCTTTGAGATTTGCGTTACTGTATTTATTTATAAATCTTTAGATTTTTGACAACTTATTCATGAATGAACTGAACACCGCCATCTTCTCTTCCTCCAGTTCACGAGAACTAGCCCTCTTTATCCGTCTAACAGCAGCGTCTATTTCTTGTTCCATCCATGACCCTTCAACCATCACCCACTCTTTATGTTCCATGATGCCCCTGACAAATGCATCTGGAGCGGATGGGTCTGCTACTATATCAGCAGCGGTTGATAGTACAAAGTCATCTTGTACCTCGTTGATGCCATTCTTTTCTTTTAAAGTTCCTAGTCCCCTAGAACTCACACCAAGGGAGGCACCTTCGTCAATAAGGTTCTTTACGATGTTTCCCATAGGTGTATCAAGAATCTTTGCTTTTCCAATATAATTGGAACCGTCTTCCCTCAAAGAAGTTATCATATGTGATACACGGTCTAAATTGATAGTAGGGCCATCTGGGTGTCCTAATTCACCCATTGCCCTTTTTTTGTCGATGCTTTCTTTGACATAACGGTTAACTTCCCTTTGCATAATTTCGCGTGGGTATACTCTACCGTTCCTGTTTTTAAGGTCAGATTGTAGGAAAACTCCCTCAATAAAAAGATTTGTCTTACCGTTACTTTCTTCTTTGAGATACTTGATATCTTCAGTTGTTTCTGTTATGAGTTTCATTATCCTAAGTCTCCATCTGCACCTTGGTGTTGTTGTGAACCATATCCACTAACTTTAGCAGTCTCTACTATTACCGTTCCGCCTGCACCACCAGCGATAACCACTTCTATATCTTGGTCATTCTGGTGATTGTCATTGAATCCGTAAAAATCTAGTGACCCACTCTCTGTTAATTCATAGAGAACATCACTATTTCTTTGCACCTTTGCACTAGCACTAGCAGATAAAGTCCAATGAAGGGCTTTTATATCTGCCTTGGGAGAACTTTGAGTTTCCGTACTTTTCTTTAGTGTGGTTGCAAGTGCAATAGTACCTGTCGCAGCTGTTCCGCGTACGGCACATACTCCTTGAACTTGAGTAAGTTTTAAAACATCGACTACGACTGCCATTTAGTTTCTCCTAGTATTTCTTTTTCTTGGAATGGTTACCATGCATACCTTCCTCTAGTACATCTAGAGAGTAAGTCTCACACATTTCCACTCCGTGTTCAAACATAACCCTATACCAAGCAATGCTACCTTCTCTATTTGGTTCAGCATGCTCCCCTACTATGGGTTTCCCTTCACCGAATTTGGGGTGGACTACCTTTAATGCACACATATGTGTTAATTTAGGGTCTTCCGAACTTCCCTGTTTTGGGGGTGCGACATCACCTTCTATACCGTCTTCGGCAGGATGGTTAGCAGTAGCTTTTTCCTTCTTAGGTTTTTCTACTGGTTGCGCTTCTTCGCGTAACTCCTTAAATGTCTTCATCTGTGTCCCCTGTTTCGGTTTCTGTTTGTTCTTCTACTTCTGGTGCAGCCTCAAGTCCCATCTTCTGTAACTCTGGGTCATTGAATATTGCGTTTGCAATTTCTTCCTTCCTCGCGGAAACTAATTCATCCGCCCTTGTACCCATTGCCTTTGCAAACTCATCGTTTGCTGCCGTATAGTCACCTTCTGCCCACTTATCCATCATGTTTCTGACGGCATCCTGTGGTGTTACTTCATCGGTAACTTCTAATTCTTTATTATCTACTTCACTCATCTGTTTCTCCATTAGTTATCTCAGTATCTTCTTGACCAGCTGCAATCTGCTTGTCTATTAATCCTATTTCTTCATCGGAGAATCTTAAAATGTTCTTCTGAACATATTCTTTACTGAACAATTGTCCTATAAATGGAACTACACCGTTCAATATCTCCAACCTACTTCTAAGAACCTCTTGGTCTTTAGACTCAGTATAGTATGCATCACTAGCAAACAAATACTGTAAGTCATTCTTAATATCTGGCCACTCTTCTTCTTTAATGACCCCCTTCAGTATCAGTTGAGTTTTTAGTAGGTCATCAAATATCCCACTAAATCTATTTCTCAACTTTGAAACGAACTTTGTAAATTTAAGTTCATCTCTAGTAATCTCGGCAGACCTTCCAAAATTTAATCCTGTCTGCTGTTCTAATCTGGAAATCGGAACATTGAGAGATTGGTATAGTTTCTTTTGGAAGTAAACTACATCTTCAATCTCACCTAAGTTCTGACCGCCAGGCAATGTTTGAATTTCTGTTCCTCTGCCACCTTCTTTTCGTGGTAACCAGAAGTCCTCAAGCATTGACATAAACTTCTTGTCATCTCTTATCTCACCAGTATCACTATCATAAACAAGTTTGTTTCTGTAGCGACTCATTACATCTTTTAGATATTGTTCTGCTTTTCCTGTGGGCAGATTCCCAACATCTATGTAAAAAATTCTTCTTTCGGGAGCCCGTGTGATACGATAAATCACCACCGCGTTCTCCATCATTCTCAATTGGTTAGCAGGGCGTATCGCTTTGTGAAGATAGGATAATGGTATGTTCCTATCTTGGTCAACTAATCCAGATGTACAATATGTAACAGCGTCTTTGCTAACCTTGATTGCCTTATCATTAACTACATCTGTCCTATATGACAATTGAGAGTTAGTGGCAATCCCCTTCTCATCAAATATAAAATATTCTTGTACATCTTTTATGAGAGTTACGCCAGATTTATCTTTATCTTTCTTAACTTCTCTGACCTTTCGGATTTTCCTTGGGTCTACATAACGAACATCTTTAATACCTTGTTTCGGTTTCTCAGTATCAATGACCTTGTGAAAGAAAATTCTTCCATCAATATACCATCGTCTGAAATAATCTTGTGCTCGGATGTTAAAATCTAACATCTTCAACACACCGTCAAACTCCTCAACAATCGCTTTCTTAACTGTAGCAGATTGAGTAACTTTGTCAAGATTCAACTTAACTGGTTTCTCATCGTCTAAGTTTGCGATAGCATCGTTGACAACATCCTCAATGGCTGCGTCAACATCGCCCATCTGAGATATATCTCTATACCTCTTAATAAGCATGGTCTCACTATTAGCAGTTCCTTCTATGTCGAAGTAAGTGCCGTAGTATCCACCAGCTTTTATACTTTCTATAGACCCATCGTCAAAAGGCGGAACGAATGATTTTTCCGTCTTAGACTTGGATCTTGATATTTCAAATCCAAATAATTCCATAATTTATACCTTCTTCAAAAGTAGATTACTCTACATCATAATGCGTGTATTGCCATGTCACAGTAAATTCTTCAAAGATGTCATTCTGTGCATAGTTTAGCGCAATCTCTGACATCTGAATAGGAAATGCGTTTCTTAATGTGTAAGTACCGTTTTCTAACACATTGTCATTTCTATCTAAATGTTCCACTACGATATCACTCTGGTAACTTGATGGTTCCAAAGTAATAGCTTCGTTGGATGCTCGGTCATTCATACCATTCATCCATGCTTCAAATGGTGCTCGTAGACTAAAATCAGAGTCGTTAACTACTGTTATAGTCCAAGGGTCGAAAATCCTTTCGCCTGCAAGTTTGATTTCCCTACCTCTATATTGAATAATAGCAGGGTTAACATTGGAAGCGGGAAGGGCGGCCCCAGTTACGAGCAAACTGTAAGATGGGTCTACTCCAGTAACATAGGAAGGGAAGGCAAGCTTAACCCTAAACTGATTAGGTCTAGCGCCTCCAGCACCTAGTCTGGCTTTAAACTCTTCGATATTCATCTGTTTTTTCTCCTAACTTTTTTATTTATCTCTATTAACCGCCAAGTTCTTCAAAAGAAATTCCGCTTCTTGTAGCAACAAATGTCAGCGTGATGAAGTTAATAGACTTGGCAGGTTTGACAAATATGTCAGCCCTAAATTCATTTGCGTCTATAACAGCAGCAGTATTGTTTGTTTCGTCACAAACTACACGGAAATCATAAATGCCCCTTCTTCCTTGAACATCGCGTAAGAAAGGTTCTACTAGGGCAGTAAATTGCGCCCTTGTAAATGCATCGTTGAACTCAAATAATTGGAATTTAGCAGCAGTTGCAATTGCCTTTTCTAAGACAATGAACAATCTACGAACATTAATTCTGTTAAATGCACTTGGTGAATCAAGCATTGTCTTGTCTCCAAACAATACAATACCAGAGCCAGGCGTTGAGATTACAGGGTTAACACCTTTAGTATAAAGTGTATCCCTTTGTGACTTATTAGGTGACCATGCGAGTTTGATTGCATTTTTAATCTGTCCCCTATTAAGACCGCCAGGCGAGAACCAAGGGTCATCTGATTTATCTGTAACAACACAAGTACCAGCGACATCTCC